CCATTTGCATTGAGCAAACGTATGTATTCACCGTCCTCAGTATTGTTCATCTCGAACATATGACCCGCTGAGGTTGCTTGCACCCAGTTGTATGGATACTTAATTTTTACTTTAGGTGTATCGTTGGGATTATCGGTGCCACCTGTAAATGGATTGATGTCAGACATTAGTATCCTCCGTAACCACCTTGTTGTGGTGGACTACTTGGTGGTGAACTCGGTGGAGTTGACGGTGGTGTAGGAGTTGATGGAGTAGAAGGTGCACTTGGTGTCTCTGTTGGTGTAGATGGATTTACAGGTGTCGATACAGGATCACTTATAGTCTGCTGTGTTTCAGTTGCAGTAGTCGTATTTAAAGTAGTAGACTCATCTATTGTGCTATCAACTAAATTAAACAATGTATCAGTTAGTCCTGCTTCTTCATCTTCTATAGCAGATTTTATCATAGGATGCCCTACACAGTCAATATATTGTGTGAGTGGTAAAACATTGCTCTCCCTAATCTCTCTAGGACTTGTGTATGTATATACTACACTTAGTTGTCCTCCTGTTCCAGTTCCCTCTTGATTAGATACTCCTTTATCTTCCACTACAGGTTTGACAAAACCTAATATTGCTTCAGATACAGTTGCTTTTATAAGTCTACCCTTAGAATCTACTGTAGCAGATCCAATAGTTCTCTTCTTGGATCCTGTTCCTATTGTGATGACTGGGTTAACATACTTACTACCAACGTTTATAATTTTAACCTCTTTGACTTTAGGTATTACGTCACCACACTTAGCATAGATTGCTGTTGCATCTTGTGGTATTACCAGTGTTGGGAATTTTCTATTAAAGTTTAATGTAAACTCATGACCAGATTTGGTTCTTAACTCTAGTCCTACCTCTAGTTGTGGGTTGAATGATGGATCTATTGTTGCAATCAATATGTTATTTTCATCATGTTCAACGTCAACAACTTGCAATACATCTGGGGATCCAGTAATACGTTGTTCTAGGTATTCACCATCACTAACATGTTCTTGTAATCCTATTTTACTCACTAATACAGCATACTGTTCGTTAGGACAGAATGTAGTAGCAGGATCAAATCCATATCCTACGCCAGGTTTGAGAACCTCGATAGAATCCACCTGACCATTTACAATATTAGGTCTAAACTCTGCACCACTACCCTCTGGGTCATTACATGTGAACTGTGCTTTGACTGTCGCTTCTGTATTAACGTTAGTTCCTTTCTTTCTCATTAACACACCAAGTATCTGTCCTATGTCGTCAACGATAGGTAGTGCTTTAATAGGACTTGTTGACTGTAAGTTATCCCATACCATTTCTGGGAAGCATGGTTTCCTATTCAATATACTATTGCTACAATTAACTGCTGCACTTGCTACGTTGCCCTGTGAATCATAGAAATTAAGACCCTCAAACTTCTCTAGAGGTCCTCGTGTATCAAATGAAGCATCAGTTAGACCTGTTGCAAGACCAGCTACACTATTGAGATCAACGAGTGCACCACTGGCAGTATCAAATACTTTCTTGACACCATTACGATCAACAGCAGGGACAAATCCATTCTTAGGAATACCTTTACCTATGATTGATATGGCGTTTGGTGGTTTGACTGGATACTGTGAAATCTGTTTTGCTGTTGCATCATTACCTTTTGCCTTTGCACCAAGACCAGTCTCAAATACAGATGCACCAATAGCACATGATAGTGCACCATCACAGAATAGATCTATAAATTCACCAACCTTATTAAGTAAATTTTGTATCTTATCTCTTGAACCCTTGATAGCACCTGTTACACCTTTCAATATACCTAATGCACCTTCTATCTTGTCCATTAGATTCTTCATGAGATCACCAAGCATGTTCTGAATAAGACATAGTGCAGTGTCCAATATATTCTCTACTAGATCTTTGAGCATACCCTTGATAAAATCACCCAGTTCACCTATCAACTGTTTGAATAGACATGATACCAAGTCACCAACGTTCTTTAGTTGTTCTCTTACTGCAGTGTCTAGGGATGGATCTGGAATACTTAGATTAGCAAGACCATCTTGCACAAGTTTTTCAGTCTCCTCCATGACTACGCCCTTGATATTAGCAGTCAATCCAGTCAACTTTTTCTGGATCCTCATTTGAGTAAGATTTATCTCATACTCTAGATCAACAACTTTACCAGTTGCCTTATCAATAAACTCATCTATATCATTCTTTTCTATACCACGAGCAAACTTCATGAACTCTGCCATGGGTGCTTCTAGTTTAGTTGCAGTCTCACTACCACACTTACCATTACCAACTTGAACTGTGACCTTTTGTTTCTCCGTTGCTATTGCCTGTTTCTCTGTCTCTTTCTTTGCAGGTCCTCTTTCATTCTTTGTAGTCTCCTCTCCCTCTTCAGTCTTATGACCCTCATTATTAGTTGGTGCTTTATCTACACCAGTCTCCTCATCAGTCTCGACTGTGCTTGCTGTGTTTCCTGCAGAACTACCTGTCTCACTATGATCTGGAAACTTATATTCTGGACTGACTAATTGAGCAAATCCCTCTTCCTTACCACCAGTAACACCATAACTACTATCTGCGTTCTCATCACTGATACTACCCATGACAATAGGAATCTGTGCTGATGCACCATCCATAAAGAATCCAACAACCCAACTATTAACTTGTAGTTGGTGAACAGATCCAATACCAGACAACTGTGAGTATATGGGTGGCATCAATACCTGTGCCCATGGTAGGTCTGATGTTGGTAACTCTTTCCTATTTGTATTATGATAACCTATGATTCTAACTTTGACTTTATTAGTCCAATCCCAATCACTCCAATCCCAGTCTCCCTCACCTTCGTTTAGTTCTGCATTCCAAAATTTTGCACCATCATTCTCTACCTGTCCAATCCACCAGTTGAACCCTTCCTTACCTATAAAATTAGCGAGTGCTTCATTCATCATGATTCTTGACCATCCGAGTCAGTATATAACGTAAGTCTAGTTGTCATATTATCTGAGGTAGTTTTGAATGTTCTTTCTACCTTACCGATAACATATTTACCAGAGTTTGCAAAGTCTTGTTTTCTATCTCTACCACCTTTGTAGATATCTAACTGCACAACCTCACCTATCTCTAACGAGTAATCTGATATCAATTCTACTATGACTTTTTTGCCATAAAATAATTTTTCCCTTAAACTGGATTGTGAAAGTTGTTTTGTGAATCCCTGTGTATATGTTCCTTCTGTAAACAATGCAGAGTCTGATACTTTTGACATGATTCTAGTATGTGTCAAGTTGTTATCAAATCCCTCATAAAATTCTGGAGCAGCACCTGAGTTTAAGGTCAATATCTCATCGTAAAATTTATTTATGCTGAAGGGATGCTGTTCAAACTTCATATCTTTAAGATCTATAGTCATGACGTTACTAGAATATGATCCTAAATTTAGTCCTTTCAATAGATCAACTGATGACTCAATCTTTAGCGATGATATAGGAGTAATACCTGTGTCATCTTCTTCCTCTAATTCATCTGGTTCATGTCCTACAACCATTCTTGTGACTGGTTCCAGACTAGCAAACGAATCATATGACACAAAGTTATATCCTGCCCTTGTCTCATAAAAAGCATATCCTGCTGTTGATGCCTTACCACTACCTTTTGTAGCTGGTATTGCTTTTGCTCCTAACCATCTAATTGCAGTAAATGGATTCCAGTATGGTGATACAAATGAGAAGTTATTAACACATGGTTCTATTCTTGCTATTCTGTTATCAGTGACACCTATTAAGTCTTTTAGTATCTCTTTCTCTACAATATCATTAATCTTTTTACCTTGACCCTTACCAAATCTACGTGATACTTTATTAGCAGCGTTGTTTAAGAAGTCAACAGTGCATAACATAAGAACAGCAGATGATTTACCACCAACGTTCTTTCTATCTTGTATATCATATATCACAAAGTCTCCACCAATCTCAGTCTTTGCTTCACTATCACCTATGGAAATGAATACACGTTCCATACCAACTAATTCAGATAGCATACCAGTGCTAGTATCAGTAATCTGAACCTCCATCTTCATGGTAGCAGCTTGCATGTCTTCTGTATATTTTACATACAGCACCTGATTGCTTGTTATTGGGGGATAGTCCGCAATAAGGAAAGCAAGTAATTGAAAATTTGACTGTGTATTGACTGACATTAGAATTGCGAAGTTATGTTGTAGACGTCAACGTATGGTGACTCTATAATTTCTGGTTGAGCAAGACCACCACCCTCAGACTGCACTGGAGCACCTCCACCCTGTGACATATTTGCCACTGCAGCACCAGTTCCTGCAGCAGTATCAACTGCTTTCTTAGTCTTGGCATCAGCATTTTCTCTATTCTCTTGAATAGTTTTATCAGTCAGTTCTGTTAGATTTACCTTTTGCTCATCTTTTGGTGCAAATATATTCTTGATACCACCAAATGCTTTCATGCCCAGTTTTAGACCCATACCCATGGGTGTCATACCAAATGCTTTCTTAGCTAGACCACCTATCTTATCCTTAGCACCCATGATCTTACCACCAATTGCTTTAGCACCTTTAATCCCTGCTGATGCTGCATTAAATGCCATACCCATAGGTGTCATGTTGAACATTTTTCTAGCAAGACTGGTACGTTTCTTGATAGGTTGCATTGCTCTCTCACCTGACTTAGGATCACCCATGCCAATACCATCTGCAGTTCCTGTAAATGGTGCACGTCTACCGTAACTTGGATCTCCTGCAGCACCTGGCGGTAACATAGGTTGACTGCCTGTTGCACCATCACCAGTCTGTCCTGCACCACCACCCATAGCACCTCTAGCAAGGTTGAATGCTTTAGCAAGCATAGTTCCTAAGAATGATCCACCACTGCCTTCTTCTTTCTTTGAGTCATTATCTTCTTCATCGTTCGCAACCTCAGCACTAGCAGCACCCAACTTAAATTGTTGAGATATCTTAGATATATTTCTATTCAATATCTTAGATGCTTCCTTACTTGGTGCAGGAATCTTCTCTAGTAGATCAGTGATAGCAACAGCAGCAGACTTGGCGGGTAGTGCCAACGCTTCCATAAATGCTTTCTTCATCTTAGGATCTACATCAAACTCATCTTCTAGTTGCTTCTTAACTTTCTTCTTAGTATCATCCTTACCTATTCCTGCTTCCTCTAGAGTATCTACCTTCTCTATATCTTTTGCTTCTGGTAGATTATCAGGATCAAGACCTTTCTCTCTTAACGCTCTACGTTCTTTAAATTTCTTTTTCCTTTCCTCTGGAGTCAAATATTCTCCAGTTTTGGGATCCACACCCATCGCTGTCACTGGATCTGGAACAAGATTCTGCTGTGGTTCTGGTTTTGGCGATACTGTAGAGTCTTTCTCTTTGCCCTCACTCTTTGCCTTTGGTGATAACTTATCGGGCATCTCAGGCTTCTTGAATGCATTCTTTGCCTTGTTTTTTATAAAGTCACGTAGACCTTTACCTACGTTTGTTAATTTCTCAGTTCCCTTACCAATTCCTTTACCTACAGCATCCTTTGCTCCTGTCGCTGCATCACCAACTGCCTTACCAGCTGCTTTACCCGCTTTACCTACCTGTTTCTTAATACCTTTACCAGTCGCAGACGCAGCATCCTTGATACCTTTACCAGTTGCATCTGCTGCTGACTTTATCCCTTTACCCGCTGCAGTTGCAGCACTCTTCCCAGCCTTCTTTAGACCTTTTCCTGCCTTATCAGCAAGTAATGATGCGTTCTTGCCTATGGACTTGCCTATACCCTTAGCAACTTTCTTAGCACCATCTGCTAAATCACCTAGTTTTGTGCCAGGCTCAATTTCAGCTGATTCAATATCATCAACTCTTTCTTCTACCTTTTCTAGTTCTGCTACTTTATCTTCTAATAGTCCAACTCTTTTTACCACACGACGTTGTGACTGCAGAGATCTCTGCATCATCTCATGTGATACTGCCTGTTGTTTATCAGAATCGCCTGGTAACTTCATGCTATCACCTCCGATGATCCTTTACCGAACACATCAATGATTGTATTCCTTCGTTTAGTGGGTTCCTTTTTGACCTCTGGCACATAAACCACTTGAGGTTTACCTCCTACAGGTATAATTTGTGGAGGTGTAGATACAGCACCACCAGCTCCTGTTCCTGCACCTTGTGTTACTGGTTCACTTGCTAGTGTTTCTGCTGAACTTGATCCAGATGGAGGTGATACATTGCCTCCCCCTCCCTGTGGTGCACCGCCATCACTTGATCCAGATGGTTTTCCTACTGGATCGTCAAGATTAGGTATCCACTTATTCTTGCCAGGTTTCAACCACTTATCGTTAGGTTCGTTGTTATAGTAATCAAAGTGAACTGGATCCTTCTCACCCTGCCATTGGAAACCAAACTTCTTACCCTTATCTCTCATCCACTCGTTTGCTTTCGAGTAGTAATCAATATCAATTGCCCAACCTTGTCCATGTGGTGACTGTCCTACAGGAGCAGGATTGATTGCACGTTCATCGCCCGCTTCAGCTGCGTCTATCAATGCTGCCTGTTGTTCTGGACTTCTATATGAAGATGTCACACTCATAGGCAAGTTGATACCATCCTTAGCAGCAGCGTTAACTGCTTTCTCCCATGCCTTCTTCGTAGATGGGTTCAGTATAATAGGTTTTCCATACATGTCTTTTGTAGGATCAGGTGCTTGTACACCACCTTGCTGTTCCTCTGCTTGTTTCTGACCTGGCAATACACCCATGTCTTTAGCAGCAAGTGCAGCATCAAGTCCTACTGATACAGCAGTTCCTACGCCAGGTATTGTACCTGCAATACCAGACGCTGCTTCCATCATTGCACCTTTCCAGTCACCCTTCAGTAATCGTTGTCCTGCAAATAATAATCCTGCACCCATACCAACAAAAGGTATCTTCTTCAACAGTCCTTTACCCAGTGCCTTTGCACCTACCTTAGCAACTGCCTTTGCTCCTACCTTAGCACCAATCTTCTTAGCACCTTTCTTAAGTAATGCCTTTCCTGCTTTACTTGCACCTTTAACTAACTTACCACCAGACTTTGCTATCTTGCCCGCACCTCTGGTTACTTTCTTTACACCAGCTGCTGTGTTCCTGAGAGTCTTTCCTATCTTAGTTTTCTTAAATACCTTACCAACCTTAAATTTCTTGAACATCTTCTTGATGTTCCTAAATGCTCTGAGTGGATTGCCAAAACCACCACCGCCAGCTTTACCACCCTCTTTCTTTTGAGGTGCACCCATAGCAACAGCAGTAGCACCAGTCGCTGCCATACCACCCCACCACTTCAATGGTGCTTTTAGTCCAATAACTTTCTGTGGTTTTGGTGTATCAGCAATACCGAATATACTTTTTAATCTATTTGCTTCTGCTACGACACTACCCTTAGCAGGAGTTGGTGGTAGTGACTTCAAGAAACCCATTGATGAGCTTATGATTAACGCTGCACCCTGTTTGTATACTTGTTCTACTGACTCTCCATAGTTCTTAACTGGAGTGACTACTTCTGGTTCTTCTTCTGCAACCTTTGCAACAGTCTCAGATTTAACTAAACCACCCGACTTTAGTGCTACCTCTGGTTTCTTCTCATATGGTAGTGATCTAGTTCTCGCTACTTCTTTTAATCTTTCTACTACTACTTCTTCGTAATCTTTATCAGGTTCGTTTGGATCCTGCTTTATAACTTCTGGTTGTGCATATGAACTATCTACAGCTTCTATGGGTATAGGTGCTATAGCAGGAACTACACCAGTTGTCTTATCTGCACTGACAGCACCAACTACCCCGACAGTCAAACTCTTTGCTGCCTTCTTTGTATAGTTTAGGATTGCTGAAAAGTCCATTAGGATCTACGTTCTTCTGCGATTCTATCTCTCTCCTTCTGGAGATGAGTTGCTAACATGTTCACATATACCTCACGTTCCCAAGGCATCATATTTTCAATATCACTCAAGCTATATTTATGGTGTTGTACGAGAGAAAAATTAGTCTGATAGAAGGTCATGATGCCCTCGTGGAAGAGGGCTATGCGAAAAAATCAGATAAACCTTCTAATACAACCTCATTTACAACTTTAGTCTTCGGGTTCTTGACCTTCAAGACATGCTTTAGACTTGGCATTGTCTCAAAGAATGCCTGTATACCCTCAAACTGTGCACTGGTCAAACCCTCTACCCAGTCTCTAGATTCCTGCTCAGAATCTGGAGTATAGTCATCCTCCCCAACGTATACACGTTTGATACATTTAGCGACTAACTCATATGGATCTGGTTCTTCACCTACAAAATTAATCTTAGTGAAGTAATCAACATCAGGATACTTCATCTCTATAGTCAATTCGTCATTCAATTTTATAATATTAGTATGTCCCTTTGGAAAGTTAACCTTAACATCATCTACCATAAACTTTACATCTACAGTTGTCTCACCATCATCTGCACACGTAACTTTCATCTCAATCTCTTCACTGATTGATCTGGCACGTATTTGTAAGAAAAGATATTCTATATCAAACAATGCTAAGTCTGCTACGTTTACTTTAGTGTGTAAACAATCTTGTATAGTATTTGTTATAGCGTCTAATATTTGTTGTTGGTCATCGTTCTCCAATGCCAATATTAATAACTTCTGCTCTTTGACGAGGAACGGTCTATACTTTACTTTCTTCTTTGTAGAAGGAATAGTTAATGTATAAATTGGCGTCGCAATATCAGGTAATGGCATAATTTATAATTTCAGTATATTATATAGCACCTATTCCATATTGTGCATTAGGTGACTATATTCATAGTAGAATCCTACAGTTGCCTTAACAAGTTGTGCAGGACCTGCAGAGTATGGTATTGATGCTACAGTATATGGATATGCATTTACTAGTCTTGCAGTCCATGTCTCAATATAATCTTCTTTTATCTCGTTTCCATTCTCATCTCTAGGTCTTCCTCCAGAACCCTCAAACTTTTCTAACTTGTGTATGAACATATCACATGCAAAGTCTTCATAGTAATTAGATGCCAACACTCTAGTGTATGGTTGATCATCATAGAAGAACTCAGGATTAGGTGCAACTCCATTCTGCATAAAGTCTTGCCATGCCCTAAAGAATCTTAAAGGTAATGATGTTCCATCCATGAAGAAACTAACATCCAATTCATTATATACTTTCGCAGTTGGTAACTTCTGAGTGATACCCTTATGAACTGACTTGACATCGAATGCTGAGTATGTCACACCTGGCAACTGTATCTCATTGCACAACAGTTGCAAGTTCATCGTGTCACCGTTGTCAGTGAGTTTCAAAAAGTCATCACCAAGATTATCTTCAAAAAATTTACCTAACTTCGCCTTTTTATTGAAGGAGAATTGATATAGATTAGACGCAGAAATTCCACCAGACTTGCCTACAGCCTGCATAAAATTCATTAGTCCTCTTGCGGTTGCCATAAATATACATATGGTTTGATATATGTATTTATAGTGACTTACAAAGGAAAATACAAAGTCATCAACTACAAGAAGTATAAGGGTGATCCTACAGGTGTTGTATATCGTTCTTTGTGGGAAAGAAAGTTTATGAAATGGTGTGATAGCAACCCAAATATACTACAATGGTGGTCTGAAGAAGTTGCCATACCATACTATGATCCAGTTCAGAAGAAATGGCGTCGCTATTTCCCTGATTTCTGGATGAAAGTAAAAGAGAAGAATGGTAAAATAAAATCATATTTAATAGAGGTCAAACCTAAAAGACAGGTCGAAGGTCCTAAACCTCAAAAACGTAAGACAAAGAAGTATCTAAGAGAAGTCTTTGATTACGCAACTAACCAAGCAAAATGGGAAGCAGCACAGGAGTATTGTAATGACAGACTCTGGGAATTTAGAATCGTCACCGAACGAGAACTCAAGGTTTGATGAGTTGATGGAGAAACTCAAAGGTAATAAGATATCAAACTCAAAACTAAGAGAAGAAGTATTCAATATATTATTAGATGACGCTACTGAGTCTCCTAGTGTAGGTAAGTATTATACGTTTGAATATGATCCAAAATTTAGAGATCAACTAAGAGAATGGGATGAGTATCCCCTTGTATATGTTGTAGAGTTTAAGAAGGATAACTTATTAGGTGCCAATGTTCACTATATACGTACGACAAACTCTAGATTAAAGGCACTAAATAGTAAGACGTTCCCTAAGAAAACGTTACGTTATTATATACCAAAGAATGCAGACCGCATCTTTTTTGAAGTCAAAGAGAGCGAAGTAGAACTAATCGCTACCTTACCACTAGAAAAATTTCATCGCAATAGATAATGTCTGAGAACACTGTAATAGAATACCCCACAGGTCTCTCTTCCATACCATATGCTTCTTTCTTGGAGATACAGAAGTTTAGTTATGAAGAAGCACAAAAATATGCTGCAGAAAATTTTAACGATGCTATGGGATCTCTCGGTAGAAGTGCTATAGCAAGAAAAGTTGATCAGGCAGTAGATGGACTAGCAACTGTATATGGGTCTGGAGATACATCAACAGAGAAAGGAAAGATAAACTTATATCAAACTCAGTATAAAGCAGCAAGGACATCAAGTAGAAGAAGTGGTTCCAATAATAAAACAGTAGATATCAATACTGCTGATGATAGCACAAAAATAGAATTAAAGAACGGTGAAGTAACAACAGTAGGAGCATTGAAGAAGAGAAAGCAAGAAGCAATTGATAGACAGAATAAAGGTTTGATGTCCAAGAAATGCATGCTACCTTTACCTAATGAGTTTCAATATAAGTATGGTGCTGAATGGAATAACGAATTTAAACTAGGAACACTGGCACTAGCAGCAGACGAAGCATATAGATTTGGTGCAATTACAGGAGCAGGAGGTGCTTTAGGAGGATTAGTAAACTACCTCACCAGTAAAGTAACAGCAGGAGGTAAGGTGCCTGGTGCAGACCAAGCAACAAAGATTGTTCAAGGTGTGGCAGATGGTATGAAAACTGCTGCTGATCCATTTAAAGTTGGTAGTGAATTAAATCCTAAGAACGTTGCAGGATTAGCAGGACTTGCACCTAATGAAAACTCTATACAGTTCTTCGAGAGAATGACTGGAAGAGAATTTAGTTTTAGATTTGAGTTAGCATCAAGAAATAAAAACGAGAGTAATAGAGTTATAGACATTATAGAATGGTTTAAACGTGGTATGCATCCTGGCTCAAAGAATGGTAAGGGAACTGCTGTGTTGTTAACGTTCCCAGATGTATTTGTATTGACACCTAAGTTTGTGAAATGCACTGATGATGGTGCTGCACTTGGTGATCCTATACAACATCCTATGATGCCTAGAACTAAACTATGTGCATTAACAGGTTTGACGATAAACACTACACCATTTGGTCAAATGCAAACAGTGTTTGATGGAACTATTCCTATTGTTACTATGGAACTATCATTCAAAGAAACAACAAAACTTACACGTGTGGATATGGAAGGTGCATCGTTTGCAGAGAAAGACAACCCACTTCAGACAAACAGTGGTGTATTCTCCAGAGATACTACACAAGACAACAAAGCAGAGGTTTCATTCTAATGAGTTTGTTAAAAAGATTGCCAGAGTTATTATATAACTTTTCATCTACACCTCTTGACCCAGACTTTCTTGTGGTCAAAAATATATGGAGACGTGCTGAAATATTGACTGAGTTTAAATCTCAAGTGATGTTGTTCACAGAGGTTAATATCAATGATGGTGAAAGACCAGAAGATATTGCAACAAAATACTATGGTAATCCATTTTACAACTGGACTGTATTGGTTGCAAATGATATAACTGATTACTATAAACAGTGGCCACGATCAGTAACACAACTACAAGAGTTTATTGCTCAAAAATATGATAACCCACAAGCAACAAAGCATCACGTAACCACAGAGATTAAGGATGCTAACGATAATATAATTGTTCCGAAAGGAAAGATTGTTCCATCTAACTTTGCTATAAGTTATTACAATGGAACTACTACTGTTACTGCTAATCCAGTGGTGTCAGTTACAAATGCTGCTTATGAGTTTGAGTTGAATGCAGAGAAACAACGAATACAAATAATTAAACCTAATATAATAGAAGATTTTGTAGATGCATACTATAAGATATTGAACAAAGGTAAGATAACTACAGTAGCAACGTCAGGTTCAGACATACAGATATAAAAAAAGGGGTCGTAAGACCCCTTTACTATTAATCATCTTTTGCTAGTTGAGCAAAGTAGGATAACGTATCCTCCTCCTCTTTTGGTTCGGGAGTCGGTGCAGCAGCAACAGGAGTTGATCTCAACTCTTCATACTGTGTCTCTTCATCTACTGGTTTAGAGTAGTTCCCTTTCAATGTTGAATCAAGACGATACTTGAGTTCATCATATGATTTGAACTGATCTTCAGCAGTAAATGCTGTTAAACTATGCTCTCCTTTCCAGATTGCTTCCAACTCTTTGTCGTTGAATCCACCTAATGTAGATGACTCAGCGAACTCAGACTTGTCGTAGTTCCAGAACCCTGCAACTCTTGTAATCTTGAGTTTGAAATCAGCACCCTTCCAAAAGTCGAATGGGTTTACTGGTGTCTCATCCTCAAATGCGGGTTGCATTGATTCCATGATCTTATCAAAGATCTTCTTACCATATCTGTATAAGAATACTTTGCCTTCATTAGAAGGATTTGCACTATCCTTAACAACATAGATGTTGCTGTAGTAAGATAGTTTACGCTTTTGTTTGCGTGCTTGATCTCTCTGTGGAGATCCTTCTGCTCCTGCGTTCCATAGTTCTCTATTGAGATCGGAAACAGGATCTTTCTTACCTAAAGTTGTAAGGGAGTTCTCGATATACCAACCACCTGGTCCTTGGAAGGCATGACTCCAAACTTGTGCCCATGGAAGGTCTTCTCCATCAGGTGCAGGAAGGAATCTGATTACAGCGTAACCGTTTCCTGCTTTGTCCACCTCTGGTTTCCAGAGACGCTCATCAGGTCCTTGTTTTTGTTCGGACTTGTTGAGATTTTCTGCTTTAGAAAGCAAGTCTGTAAATGAAGACTTCTTAAGTGAAGCAAATGACATACGTATTCTCCGTATTAAATGTATTGTGTGTATTCATAACAAAAAAGGGGGGAGGTTGGATTACTGTATACCAACAAAAGAATGGGCATTACTACAGTGTAAAATACATTCTTTGCCTGAGACCCGACTGGTAAGTCGATTCACCTCTCGGTGCAGCACCACCTGTGTCTCATCACCTTAACTAGCGGTTGCCAGTAAGTTTATTCAGTCACTCCCAGTATTAAAACCGTCGCCTTAATACACTATTTATT